ATTCTTTTTTAAGTGTTTCGTAGTTCATTGTGTTGGTTTTAATTAATAATAATCAAATATAAATATAATTATAATACGAATTACAAAACATAGTAACTTTTTTTTACATCTTATCTTTTCTTATCTTATCTTAATGCTTTAGGGGTGCTAAAGCCACCCTAAAAAAGATAATAGTCTCCACTACTTTGCATCTGATAGCTTACAGCATATCTAAGTGCATCAATAGCATGATTAAAATTATCTACAGGTGTTTGACTTTTCTTTTCTAACCAACAATAATTATTTAACTCCTTTATTAAGTCTGTGCTATCCTCAGTAATAACTAAATCATAATCTTGCAACAAACTTATTCCGTATGTTATAGAACCTTGTCCTTTTATAGCGGGGACTATATTACAATCTTTGCTTAATTCGTTAATTAGCCTTGGTTCAGCACTATCACCAACTATTAAATGATCAGCAGCAAACTTTTTATTTAAAACCGCTATTTCACTTGTTGTTAGTTTAGGTTGATAAAAACATAATTGAACATAAATAACTTTATTTTGTTTGTCTATACTTGTTTTAACTAAACTACTTGGGTCATTAGAAAAGCCAAAGTCTTGACCAAATACAATTTTACCAACTTGCTTAAATTCACCTATGGACCAATTGTTAAAAATAACACCCTCTGCTTTATCTAACCATGAGCCAAGTATTGTATGTTTATAACGTTCTGGTCTTCTCGCTTGCATTGACTGTATTTGTTTAATATAACTAGGTGACAAATTTTCTATATTATCTAAATACGTTGTGTGTATGTAAGTAGTATCTTCTTTTGTTGTGTTTGAACCAGCTTCTACACCCCTACCTTCGAACCATCTTTTATAAATAAAATGTTCTTTTGTACTGGGGTTTAATATTAATATAACTCTATTATCCTGAGCTTTGTTTCTAACTGATAAATCTATTTTATCAAATATATCTTCATTGTTTAACTCTTCCGCCTCATCCATTACCCAAGTTGTAATACCTTGCAAAGATTTAAGGTTAGCTGTCTGATCGCCAGATGAGGTTTTAATACCTCTGAATATTATTTTACTGTTATTGCCCTTGTTAATTATTTCGTCTTTAGTTATTCTAAAATTATCAATTACATTAAGCATTTCCAACTTTTCTATAAACTCAGGTATTATTGAAATACCCGCAGCCCGCAAAGTATATCGTGTAAATAAAATTGTATGATTAGACTCGTATGTTAAATAAAGTAATATTATGTTTATTGCAAATGATTTGCCCGAACCTCTGCCACCCGTAACAATAAAATAACGAGCCTCAGACGTTGCAAAAACGTCATACTTACTGCTTAAACTTAATTCCACTAATTAACTTTTTAAAGTCATGGTTAACAGTTTCAGTTGTATTCATATCAACGGTGTCTTTGAGCTTGCCATACACATTATCATATAAAGCATTGAAGGCTTGAACGTCACCTTTTTTAATTGCTTTTTCTACCATAGCTTGCACCATTAAATATTCATTTGTACGCCATTCACTTTCTCCTGTTTGTGGGTTGTCCGTCTTAACTAATAATGATAATATCTCCTTAATTATTGTACTTCTGTTCTTGCTACCTTTTGGCCTGCCTATTGGGTTTCCGCTTTGTCCTTTAGTCCATTCGTGTTTCTTTATGTCCTCCTTGCTCATTATGTGCTGTATTTGTGCTGTTAATATTTAAGTCTATATTTTTTTTTAAGTATTGTATTAACTTATTTTCTGCCTCTTTTTCCCACTTACTTTTTTTCATACTCATTGAATAACTTTTTTATTTTATTATATAATTCTTTTACACAACTAGAACACGAGCTAGGTTGTTTATTTTCTTTAAATACTCTGTTGTTAATTTCTAATAGTGCAGTTTGTTCGCTTGCTGAAATAAATACTTTATTAGTATCGTTATATATTTCTTTTAGTATGTTATATTCTTGTTCGTTAATACATTCAATATTTTTATACGGAAATAACTTATTTAACTTTTCTTTTCTTTTGTCACAGCCGCAGTCTTTTCCTAGTTTATCAAATATGTAATCAGTAGCAGCTTTTATGCCAGTTGCTTTTGTAACCTTTTCTATTGAGTCCCCTAATCCTTTTGAAGTATTTTTACTTTTCATTTAACTTTTTTTTTATATTGTTTCTACATTTATTAATTGTATTAAATACTTTGACATGGCTAATTTTAGTTGCTTTAGATAGTTTTCTAATACTGTTAAATTCATTAAGATATAATTTAAATAGTTTTTTATCAAACCAATATAAATCATTAATTATATTATTTATTTCTTTTTTAATTTCTTCAATGTTTTCTGTTTTAGTTGCTTCAATGTTTTGTAATACTATGTTTGTGTTTTTTTTAATTCTATTTTCTTTATTGGCGTTTTTTTGTATTAATTGTTTTATAGTTCTTTTTATAATACCGTAATGTGGCTTATTGTTAATTATTAACTCATTTACTTTAATTTGTTTGTTTTCTATTTGATCATATATACTTAAATACATATCTTGAACAATATCTTTAACAAGCTGGTCATCGTCTTTGTACAGTAATTTTTTGCCAATTTCAATCCAAATGTCATGTGACTTATACAAAATTAATAAAACCTTATTGGTTTCCATTCCTTAACTCTTGTAATTCTAATAACAAATTTATAAAATCGTCAAATTTTAAAGCAGCGTAATCACTTTCAAAGTTCTTTGTAAATACTACTACAGCCGTTTTCCTTGTGCCAGCAGCGTCTCTTTCGCTTTGATGTAGTGCTTTCCAAATGTTTAGTTTTTCTTGGTTTTTACATTCCCAGCTATACTCACTTAATATTCCGCTTGTTGTTAGTATGTCCCCTTTTATAGAAAGTCCCCCACTATTTGGTGTTCTTCTTATATTGGTGTCAAATTTCTTTGCTAGTTCTTTTGCAATCCTTAGTTCAAATCTTTTACCTTTTTTATTAGCATTTAACATATTAAATTTTTTGAAAGTGTTTTCTTATTGCTGCACCTAGCTCTGCATTATTTGGATATATAGCACATAAATAAGTTATACTATTACTAATAACATTATCATTTTTATAGTAACTGTCTTTAACTTGTCTGTGTTTATTTAAATTAACTTTCTTGGTTTTTTTTGTCATCAATAAAAGTTTTAAATAGTAAAGCAAAACAGCAGCCAGCCATAAAACAAAGTATGTGCGATAATAACATAAGGTAAAATATTTTACTCATTTTTTAAAATTAATAAATTTTTTTTTAAGTTGTGCAGTTTCTTTATATGCTTTAACATTTTGCAAAGTAATCAAAGTATTTTTTTTATTAAGTTCATCAATCGTGTTTCTAAGCTCTAACATACATTTTAAAGTCTCTTGTAGCGTTTCTACAGCATCTAATTTGCTTTGTGTAACCTTACCTACTTTTAAGCTAGCTTGTGCTTTTAAAAGTAATATTTCTAAATTGTTTTTTGTTATTATAAAGTCTAAGTCATTCATTGTTTTTATTTTAATACGTTTACACCTCCAATTGTAAAACCTAATCCATTATTATAGTCAAACCTTAAAGGTTCATTTAACATCGTTGGTTTACCTCCAGTCTCCTTATCTTTAATTTTATATACATGAACCTCAGTCATCATCCAAAGCTTTTCATGTGAAATCAATCTATGTAAACAAAGTAGATTGTCAACTCTATTTGGAAACACTTGTCCGCCCTCACAGTCTGCTTTTCTTGGCGGCTGTATATGTCCGTTTAATTCATGGTCTGGTGGGAATACTCTCCTTGCTGCCTCTGTTTGCGGATGCATTGCAATAAACATTGTTTTACCTGTTTTATTACAAAACTCCCTTACATCATTACATATTTGATAATTCCTTTCAAACTGCGATATTCTTCTATCATGGTTAATACCTGTGTATGGGTCAATTAAACAACCGTCACAATCTGTGTTTTCAAATATCTTCAACAGTTCTTTATGACTGTAAAGTTTTTTATTATCTATAAACTTAAAATACTTACTTATTTCATCATGATAAAATAAATATTCTTTTAAGTCTTTTATCTTTTCACCAGTCCACATTTGGATAATATCTCTTTTTAATTGTCCTGGGTTGTTTTCACCCGACCAAATACACCACTTCTTTTTATGTAGCTTACTTAACGCTGTTAAATACCATAATATAAAATTTGTTTTGCCTACATTATCCATTCCCAAAAACATATTTACACTGCCTTTCTTATATAAAAAATACTCATCTAAAATGTTATTTATACCAATACCTTTTTTTATTTTACCCTCTTTAAATGCTTTTAAATACGGTATTGTAGAATTATCTTTTAATATCATTTATCGAGTAATTTTCTTAGTTCAGGAGTTATTTTTAACAAATTATCG